GTCTTATACTATATCCTTAATCATAGTACATACTTCTCTTGATATATTTAAACTATATACGGAAGATAGAGAGAGGGGGTTATAGGGGGAGAGAGAAAGAAACCCGCAAATCATCAAACCGCTATTGATTAACAGGTACAAATTATCGAATTCCCTCTACGTGCCAACCCCTTAACTACCAACACTTTGAGGGCTTTCTAGAGAGGCGGATTCGCATGAGACGCAATATAGTTTTTTGGGTAGTGTCGAGGGGTGGAATCCTCTCCCCCCGTGCCCGTGCCGCCGCCTCCCCCCCTCCCCTGTTGGATACCTCCGGGGGGTACCGCAAACCGCATAATATCAACGTTTTCGCCACTTTTGCCACAGTCTGGAAAAAGTCGGTAAAATACCGCTTTTGGCAAGGTTTTGGACTTCCGAAGAACGCCAAAGAACTTCAAAAGAACTTCAAGAGAACTTCAAAAGAACTCTCAACGAACAGAGACCTGCTGTGCCCACTCAAGAGTGACAGAGGCATGCCTTGCCGTTGGTATATTATATGTAGGTTGCGGGACAGATTTGTCCCGCCCATGGAGAGAGACGGGGGGAGTTGAGTACTCTCCCCCTTCTCTGTCACTGTCCGCTCCAGAGCCAACCTGGGACATATTTGTCCCACTCAAGGCCTCAGCGGGACATATTTGTCCCACAAATTTTTTAAAAAAAATTTCTAAAACCTATTGCTTTTTTCCCCACTTCGTGGTATTATAATAGTGACGCTGGGGAATACACTTCTTGACCAAAGATCCAAAAAAAAGTTGAAAAAAATCTTAAAAAGCTATTGCTTTTTTCCCCACTTTGTGGTAGTATAATAGTGAGCCTGGGGAATACGCAGCAGGCGGACAAGCCTTAAGACTAAAGACAATTTTTTTTAACAAGAATGTTGCATAGTACACAACATCAAGACCAAAACCAAAGACCAAAACTAAAAAAGGGGGGGAGAAAATGAAAGTAATATCAAGCCAAAGATATTTGGACGAAGGCAAAGTAGCAGAGAAGATGGAAGAACTGAAGGCGGAAAGAGTGGAGACCTTGACATTAGAGGTTTGGGAGGTTGGCATTGACGATCTATGTATACTGTGTGATGGTCATCACCGCTTAGCTGTCGCGAAAGAATTGGGGATCGAGGTTGAATTTGTAGCAGACAGTCACCCGGAAGGATTAACCGGGGAGGATCTACTTGAACGGACATGGATAGATTCCGATTGGTACTACATAGAGACGGGCGAAAATGTTTGGCAATAAACCAAATATTAACAAGGAGGTTATAAAAAATGACTTATAAGTCTAAGTCATTGAAAGAATTAAAAAGTGTAGTTGAGGAAGCAATAAAGAAACAGGAAGAATATATAAATGCTTTTGCAGGGAATGATAATCCACAAGTGAAAGAATTGTTTGTAGCAGCACAAGCAAAAAAAGACGTGTTAAAAGGAATATTGCATTATATTAATACGGGCAGTAAAGTAATGATATAGCCGAAACCGGGCGCAAGCCCGGTCTATCAGAGGATGGTCTCTCTGATACTGACGAGGCAGACCAAAAAAACTAAAAAGGAGGTGACAACATCATGATGGACTTGTGGCGGGTTATGGTGAAGGATGGAAACCGTTATACTGCTGTAATTTATGATTCTGCAACAGGCGGCGTTTATCTAGCAGGCAGCGCAAACAAGATTTATCACAGCTTTTTCCCGAAGGATGACGCTGAAAAGTTGCGTGACGAATTAAAGGCGGCGGGCTTTGAAGCTAAAATTTCCAGATAGAGGGAGGAAGTGGAAAATGCTGGATCTGAAAGCATTGTCTGACAAAGATCTACAAAAATTGTCGGTTGCTGTTAATGCTGAATTGAAAAAGCGGATGATATACATATCTTTTATTCAGTGGCATAGGCTTGATGTGGAGGAAGTCATGGAATTAAACGGGATCTCACCTACAGAGGAAAACGTTAAAAAATTTGTGGAAAGCAGAGCGCCGAGAACTTTGGAAGAGTTAAGTATTAAAGCGGGTTGGGATCTTTTGGAGGAATTGATTGTCGACATGAAAAACGATGGCGTATTTGAGGCACCGGAGGAAAAGCGGGAGGCCTAGCAGGCCTTCCCCGCTCCAGATAGAGGAAGAAGGAGGAAAAAAGATGACAGAAAGAATGTTGATCGCTGATGTTCTTTGGAGGGCTGAAGTCAAGGATCGCGGGAACTATGAAATTGGAAGTGCACTAGATCAAGAGGGAGAACGCTTTTTCTTCTATTCCGCCACGAACAGCCTGCCCGGTGTTGGTGAAGAAATTGAAAGGGATTTTTCTTCAGCGTCTGAAAGCTGCAGAACGTCTACAAGGCTTGCGGATGTGATCGCTTTTGCCCGTGAATGTTTTGAGTATTTCGGACAACAGCACTTACTTGACAGTTTGGATTTGTTGGAGATCGAATTATTTGTGGAGACTTTGCTTGTCTGTTACGAACTGGAAAACGAAAGCGTATACTTCATTCAGGATCAACAAGGGAAGATAACGGTAAAACGTGTCTGGTATGATGACAGCGGCGAACGCGAACACGTGGACAAGTATCTGCTGAGTGAGGCCGCAAAAGCGTTTAGCGACAGTGGACATAAAGAACTTGCGCAGCTAGTGCAGTACTTCGCGGAGAAGGAACTCCGGAGCCTGTGCCCGAAAAACAATTCAAAGGAGGAATAAAAAAATGACGGCAAGAGAGTTTTTGGAATGGGCAGGATACGAGGCGAGCGAGGCAAATCTGTACAGGTTGACAGAATATGTTGCAGGGGACATCGATTATAGCCAATTCCCGGACGCTTGCGTAGTGACGCAAGACGGGACGCCACTGAACGAGTGTGCAGATGAACCGGCACAGTTTCAGGAATGGATGGATGGAATCTACTAGTAGGCCCGCCGGGAGCCTATCCCGGCAAAAACAAAACCAAAAGAGGAGGAAGAAAAATGCGGTTTGAGATCTTTGTTCCGGGACGTGATCTGTACGTATTTGAGGCAGGCAACTATGAAGAGGCTGTCGATCGGTTTGAGGAGGCACTTTGGGACGCAGGACTGTTGGCTGATGACGATATCCTGACTGCCACAGACATGGGCATAGCAGTTGGAGGCCTTGCCGATTCGCTAGAAAGGCATGGATTCCTTCGGTACGATGACGCTTTTGTAGCTGAAGTAGAAGAGGATTCCAGATTCTAAATGCCGAAACCGGACGCAAGTCCGGTCTGCCGGAGGTTGGCCGCTCCGGCACTGATGAGGCAGGCCACACAAAAAAATTAAAAAGGAGGAAAAAGCTATGTTGAACCTTGAAAAGTTGGAAGTTTGCGGGCAGGTTTTTTGGAGTTGTGACTTTTTGACCTTCGGTGATTATGACAATTCCGGCGCCGTGGAGCGGGCTAACGTCCGTTATCTTGAGGATCGTCACGAAGCCCTAGACATATGGGCTGACTATCGGGAATTGGAAGAAGAATTGACGGAAAAAATAAAAAAAGGCACTGTTCCGGAATTGATCATAATCAGAAACATGTACGGTTACTGCCGGGCGTGGATACGATCCGACATAGCCGTAGAAGAAGAGTATTTCGATCGGTTGAAGCATTTCCCTGCCCTCGATGACGAATTAGTTAACAAGGTGGAGCAGGAACTTATTAAGCAGGCCTGGGGGGACTGGATTCGTGACGACTTATTCCACGAACTAAGGCTGAAGCCGGCAGAAATAACATCTTTGGATGACGGAACACTATTCGGGCTGTTTATGGAATCATGCAGCGAACTTGACGAATTCCCTGTCATTGAAGCCGGCGGCAGCGTATGGGTGGACGTGGCACAAGTAGCCGAAAGATACGGCGAAAAACTGAAAAACCTAGTGCCGGCGGAGAAGTGGCAGGAGGCGCAGTTAGATTAAGGGGAGGAAACTCCTCCCCTATTTCCCAAAAAGAAAAGAGGAAAAAGGAGGAATGAAAAATGTTGCGAGTTTTTCTGACGAACATGGGCAAGTACAACGAGGGCGAACTCGTGGGCGAGTGGTTGGAACTGCCTGCTACTGAGAAGGATCTGCAGGAAGCTTTCCAAAGGATTGGGATTGACGGCGTGGAATATGAAGAATATTTTTTCACCGATTGGGAAACCGACATTGAGGGTTTGCGTCTAGCGGAACATATGGATCTGGAAGAATTGAACGAATGGGCGGCGAAGTATGAGGATCTGCAGGACTGTGAGAAAGAGGTTGTTCAGGCGATCATGGAACTAGAGGGTTGCGATCTTGAGGAAGCTATTGAGGTTAGGGAGCACTATTCGCTACTTACAGGCGTCCACACGAACGAGGATTTGGGACATTTTTGGCTCTTTGAAGAGGGGATCTATGACATCCCCGACTTCATAGCCAACTACATTGACTGCGAAAAATTTGGGCGGGACATAGCCATGGAAGCTGATGGAGGCTTCACTTCAAAAGGTTGGCTAGAAAGGATTTAGGCGGGAGGCGACAAGCCTCCCTGCCACAAAAAGGAGGTTAACAAGATGGCAGGCGGAAGGGTGAACGTGTACAAAGGCAATAAAGTTGTCGCTAGGGTTCGCTACAACGAGAACCTAGACTACTGGGATGGCAGGAATTGGACAAACGGAGGGGTTGGCCTGCATAAAGGCCTTACCAAATTAAGAGATGGTCGCTTCGTCTTGATCCATGGATCTCAATGGCAGGGAGCAAAGGATTGGGCGGAGATAATCTCTCCCGAACAGGCGCTCCATGAAATACTTGCGAGCGGGAATACAGAACTGCTCGATACAAAGAAATTTGCCGATCTCAAAAAGTTGCACGAAGAAGGGAGAATTTGCTAAACCAGTTACTTCAGAGTTGAAAGGTTAGGCGGGAGGTGATCCCCTCCTGCCTCAACCAAACATAAAAAGGAGGAGGTTAAAACATGAAACCCGTATATAACAAAACGAAGGTGAAAGCTTGGATCAAAAAAGCCTACAAACACCACTCATTTGGCTACGGTCACGGTTACATCACTGATGAGCACGTCATACTAGTAGAAGAGCCACATATGCATCCGACCATTTTGGAAGTTTTTGGCACATTAACCCCCGCGTGCAAGTATTCTGCCGATCAATTTCAAAAATTACTCAACTTGCCCGATAAACCCATCGAAGTAATTGACAGTCACCTAGAGCTAGTCCTTGACCCAAAGCTCCGCTTGCGCATTTTCTACGATCCAAAAACAGGAAAGGAGCTTACCATCGACTGCGTATTTTTTGATCTTCTCAACAATCCAGAGGATCATAGATTTTACACTAACGAAGAGATGACTGGGCTGTGGATCACCTGTGACAACGAGGTCGTGGGAGTATTTGCGCCGTACAGGTTGCGAGATCAGCTTTCGCACATGAGTTTTAAGGCAGCAAATGCATAGTGCAGGGGCTTTATGCCCCGGTATAGAAAAGGAGGTTGTTAATAATGCTTAAAAGGTTTGACGTATTCGAGGACAATGCTGGGGGCTTGAGTTTGTTTGTGTTTGACGGTAAAGGCGGCATTGCCTATGCCCAAGATGGCTACGAAAAGCTTGACGTACAGCTGTCGCTTGACGTGATGGATTTGCAGCGGAAGGGTTTGCAGGTGGCTGAGAGTTGGGAGCAGGGAGACTGGAGCACGGAGCCCCGACTGCTATATTGGCAGTTAAAAACATGGGCTGAAGGTGGCACGGGTGGCGCTGAGATCATAGCTGACGAGAACGGCATTTATCCAGACAGGATGGGTGTTGCCGGCAGGCGGGCCTTCGGATTGGAGGACGGCGTGATTGTTCTGCAAGAGTGGGATCTGGGCACTGAAGATTTGGCTATAATTCGTACAGATGAAACTGACATTGTCCAATGGATCTGGTGTGACGGTGAACGAATCCTAGAACTTTATCCATTGGATAGTGCGGCGAAAGAATTCGCCGACATGGAGCGCCGGGATCTTGCAAAGCTGATTGAGCAATATCTAGCATGGGAGGCTTGACGTCTCAGTTTGAAGAAGGAGCATGAAGCAATTCATCGGGCAGCAGGCATGCGCCGGAATTCGCCTGCCTGCCGCCTTATTCCCTCCATTACTTTTCCTTGTCCGAAAGCTGTTTTGCTATCTGTATTAATTCTAACATATGGCGCTTGTCGTCTGCTGATATTCTTTCTCCTGCGAGAAGCACTTCGACATTATTACTTTTCAAGGCTTCGACCAAATCAATAGCTTTGGTATTTTTTACAGGTGCATCCAAAAGTATTTGGGGATCCACTCCCAAAGCATTAGCGAGAGCAATTAAGCTTTCAGGCTTTGGAGCGCTTAGCCCGGATTCAATACGTGATATAGTAGCATTACTAATTCCCGAACGGCGATCCAATTCTCTAAGCGTCCACCCCTTAGCTTTACGAAGTTTTCTCAGTATATCAGATACGTATTTGGCCATTGCTATCACCCCCTCTTAACTATATTATATGCTATGTTGCGCAGAAATAAAACATTTTAAAAAAATTTTAAAAAAAGTGCTTGACTTGCCACGCAACACGTGGTATAGTATAAGTGAAAGGAGGACAAGCTATGAACAAGGTGAGAGAGTTGCGAGAGCAGCAGGGCTATACCGTGAGCGAATTCGCAAGGCAATTAAACGTAGACAGGGCAACGGTTTATAGAATCGAGAAAGGGCAAATTAATCCGAGAGATTCGCTTAAGAAAAAAATTGCAATGCTGCTCGGCAGTACTGTGGGCCACATTTTTTTTGATGAAGCTGCTACATAGTACACAGAAAACAAAAAAAAGGAGGAGAGAAAATGAGTTTTAGAATGACGATTGATGCCCGAACAAAGGACAAGCTTTTGGAAAGGTTAGCTACTACATTTGAATTCAGCGAAGAAGAATACTGGACAAAGCTAAGGACAGTGTTTGATGATGCATTAAGTGAATACTTGAGCAACGTTATTAGTGATGTACTTCATGACGCTGTCACAGGCGGAGAAGAATACGGATATTTGGCAATGGAAGTGAAGAAGAGGTTAAATGTATTAGAGGGCAAGCCGCCACTCAGTGAAATGATCTATGTATGAAGGAGGTGTGGCAAAATGACTTTTACCTATACAGTTGATCCCCAAACCGAAGGCAAAATATTAGAGAAGTTGGTAGAAGAGTTTAAGGCAAATAATATGGATTGGGAAAGTGTGAAGATGTTGTTTGATGAAGTGCTGACTGCTTATTTTAATAATCTTATTGAAAATGCAATCTATGACATTTTAACAGGCGGAGAAGAGTTTGACTGTTTGATCGATGAAGCTGAATATTTGCTTTCATAAAGGAGGAGATCAGCTTGACGAAAAAAGGTTTTCAGAAGGCGACTAAGAAACAGGCGAAACTTCGTTTAGGAATTTGTGGCCCAGCAGGTTCCGGCAAGACCTATACTGCTTTAATAGTGGCTACAGCACTTTCGGACAAGGTAGCGTTTATTGACACCGAGCGAGGAAGCGCGTCCAAATACAGTGATGAGTTTGACTTTGACGTGCTTGAACTTGATGAGTTTGATCCTAGAAATTATATCGAAGCTATAAATATGGCAGAAGAGGCGGGTTACGAAGTCCTTGTGATCGATTCTCTTACTCATGCTTGGGCAGGTAAAGGCGGCGTGCTTGAGCAGGTAGATAACACAGCAGCTAGAATGAGAACAGGAAACAGTTTTGCTGCTTGGAGAGAAGGAAGCAAGCTTCATAATGAATTAGTGGACACTATATTGCAGTGTAATATGCACGTGATTGCCACCATGAGAAGCAAAATGGAATATGTGCAAGAGAAGGACGAAAGAGGCAAAACGGTAATTCGTAAGGTTGGGATGGCTCCAGTGCAAAGAGATGGCATGGAATATGAATTTGACGTAGTTGGAGACATGGATCAAGAGCATACGCTGATTATCACCAAAACTCGCTGTAAAGTCCTTAAGGACGCAGTAATTAAAGAACCGGATGCGAAATTTGCTAAGACCTTACAAGAGTGGCTGACAGATGGAGTGCCGGTAAAAGAACAAAAGACAGCTAAAGAACGTCTGCTTGATGATGTCTTTGAAGCCGCAGCAGAAAGGGGTCTTGATAGAGAAGATGCAGAGTTTTTCTTGACAAAAGCGTTCAAGGTTAATAGCGTTAAAGACCTGACTACAGAACAGCTTAAAGGCTCAGTAGACACCTTTTATAGGCGAACACCCGAACAGATAATGCAAACACTATTAAAGTTAAAAGAAGGAGCAAACTATTAAAGTTAAAAGGAGGAGCACAAGATGAATCTGCTTGATAGCCTCATTGATGAACTTGGCGGGGAGCATGAGCTCCCCACCGACCACATTTCAGCCTCACAAATAAATACTTACCTTCGGTGCCCGATGCAGTATTATTTTCGATACAAAGAGGGTCTCAAAATCCCCCCAACAGAGGCTTTAACCACAGGAAAAGCTATTCATGCAGCTATCGAATATAACTATAAGCAAAAGATAGAAACAAGGGCAGACCTGCCTGTAAAAGAGGTGCAGGAAGTCTTTGCCGCTGTTCTTGATGAACTAAAAGATGAAACAGATTGGAGCGGCATGAAGCCGTCTGAAGCTAAAGACGATGGCGTGAAAGCGGTTAAAGCATATCATGAAAAGGTGGCGAAAAAAACGCAGCCTGTAGCAGTGGAAAAGAAAATAGAAGTGCCTTTTGGCGAGACTATTCTTTTGGGATATATAGACCTGATTGATGACAAGAACATGATTCGAGATACCAAAACTACAAAGCGCAGCCCCGGACAAAGAATATTGTCTGATGACATACAGCTTTCAAGTTATGCATGGGCATATAAACAGTTTTATGGCGAGTTGCCGAGCGGCGTACAGCTTGATTTTATAGTAAGAACGAAGTCACCGAAGATAGTGCAGATGCCCGGACATCAGGATGATTTTACGATTAAACGTTTTGAAAAGACGGCAACAAGGGTGATAGAAGCTATTAAGAATAACAGCTTTTATCCTAATCCGCATAACTTCATGTGCGGGCCTACGAAATGCGGATATTGGGAAGTATGTCATAAGGAGGTGTAGAGATGATTAATTTCCTCATAGGCATGAGTGTTGGTACAATGTGGGGTCTGATATTGGCGGCGCTACTTCGGGCTAATGACTTGGATGGAGGCGAAAAATAATGTGCTACGGAATCTGCAAGTATGAATTGAAGTATTTAGGAGAGTGTGGCTTGAATTCTGAAGAGGTACCGCAAGATGCGGCGTGTATGGTGGATGGTGACGAGGAGGCTGTCCATTCTGCGGAGGTGTGATTGAAGATGAGTAAATTCAAAGTTGGGGATAAGGTTAGAGTTAGGGACGATCCCACACAGCTTCCACGGCATATGCGAAAGTATATAGGCAAGGTTGGCAAGATTGTAAAGATTGGACGGCATTATGATGGCGCACGGTTTTATGGCTTGGACATCGGCGAAGGATGGTCATTCAGCCCCTCGATGTTAGAACACATTCAGGGGGTGGATTGAGTGTCTAAATTCAATCTCGGCGACAAGGTGAAGATCCGAAGTGATATAGACTTGAAAGAGTATATAGATCCAATTTTTGTAATAGCTAAGAATGTAAATAATATTTATGATCTTGCAGGCAGAACAGGTATTGTAGAACGCATTGAGAATTATGGCATGGACGATCTTTGTTGTATTCGTTTTGATGATGGTTTTGCTTGGGTATTGGAGAAGGCTTTGGAATCTATTAAATCTGCAAAGGAGGCATCAAATGACTAAACGCAAAGCATTTTTTTGTTTCGTCTTGGTGATGTGCATACTTCTCCTACTATGTATTCTATGCATATTTTATTCATATTATGCACGCTTGCCAAAGTTTTTTTCAACCCGTCAAATCACAGTAGGCAACGGTGAGACACTTTGGCACATAGCAAAACGTGAATATCCGAACAGAAATCTTCAGGAGGTTATCCACTACATACGGGAGATAAACGATATCAAGGATCCCGGTAAGCTACAGCCCGGACAGGTGTTGGAACTGCCGGTGTTTGAGGAAGTAATGTAAAGATGAAAGCGTGGCGAAGAAGGGTGATAGAAAAAATATGTAAAAACAAGTATATGGTTATATGTGATAACTGCGGAACAGGGCAAGAATGTGACAATTGGGCTGATGCAATAGACTTCATGAACGAAGAAGGCTGGAAGAAGAAGTTAGCAGATGGTGAATGGAAGCATTATTGCCCGAATTGCTATAAAAAATATATTGCTGATGGTTATAAAGGATAATCCTGAAATGTTTGAAAGTGCCGAGGAGAGATAATATGTTAATGTGTCCTAAATGTGGAGGAATTGCTTATAGAAATTCATATTTTGATACAGTCACCTGTCAGAGTTGTGGGTGGAAAGTGAGTATTAAGGAATATGAAGAATTAGAAAATCAGAGGAAGGAGGTGAGTGAGATGAACGACAAATTTCAAGTAGATTACCTGCAAGAAAAGAGAGAAATAAGAATTAATCTTCCTGAAGAGGTTTGGAAAAACATTGATACTATAATCATGACAAGACTATTTCAAGAAGAATTCGTTGTTGAGAAACAAAAAGAAGAGGATGGAGGTGAAGTGATTGCTTGAACTCAATAGAATTTACAACATGGATTGTTTAGATGGTATGAAATTACTGGATGATAATTCTGTTGATAGTATTGTAACCGATCCGCCTTATGAATTAGGGTTCATGGGAAAGAAGTGGGACAGCACAGGGATTGCTTACAACGTGGAATTATGGAAAGAGTGTTTGAGAGTATTAAAGCCCGGAGGACACTTACTAGCCTTCGGGGGAACCAGAACATACCACAGAATGGCGTGCGCTATTGAGGACGCAGGGTTTGAGATTAGAGATTGTATTCAATGGATTTATGGAAGTGGGTTTCCTAAAAGCATGGATATAAGCAAAGCTATTGACAAGAAGTTGGGAGCGGAGCGGGAAGTTATTTCCGAACGAGTGGTTAAGGATATCCGCAACGGACACGGTCGAAAATACGGCTCGGCGCTATTTGCTGGGGAGGACACGCCTAAAATGACATATCAGATTACCGCCCCCGCAACACCCGAAGCCAAACAATGGGAAGGATGGGGAACAGCGCTAAAACCCGCCAATGAACCGATTGTGCTTGCTAGAAAGCCCTTGAGCGAAAAGACCGTTGCTGAAAACGTGCTGAAGTGGGGCACAGGTGGGCTGAATATTGATGGGTGTAGAATAGGCACGGAGGTACTTTACAACAACTATTGTAAGCCCAAACAGGGATATATGAGTGATAGTGAGGGATCTAGTGGAGGGGCCTTCAGCAAAGAAGGCGTAAACATAGCCCAGGGCAGATTCCCTGCCAACGTGATACTTGACGAAGAAGCAGGGGCGTTGCTTGATAAACAGAGTGGAATTAGTAGAAGTAGTGATAAACCACGACATAACAACAACGCAGATAACCACGATAACTACAACTGTTTCGGCAAATACGGCAACATCACTACAACTGGGTATTCTGATATAGGGGGCGCAAGCAGGTTCTTTTACTGTGCTAAGGCTTCTAGGAAGGAGCGAGGTGAAGGTAACAACCATCCTACAGTGAAGCCTATTAAACTGATGGAATATCTAATTACACTCATAACCCCTCCGAATGGGATTGTCCTTGACCCATTCTTTGGCTCCGGTACAACGGGTGTCGCCGCAGTAAACTTAGGGTTTCATTATATAGGTTTTGAATTAGATAAAACATATTGCGACATAGCCGCCAAACGTATATCTGATATAACAAAGGGAGGTTGAGGAAGAATGAACGGTTATTATTGTTTAAACTGCGGTGGAAAATTAAAACAACTTAGCATGAATCCAAGTATTGATAAATACGAATGTCCAAAATGTTGTGCAACATGGTATAAGAAAAGACATATCATCGTTGAATGGGTGGAAGGAGAAAACTAGGAGGTTCAAGATGATAGATTTATTACTTGGTGGGAGCCCATGTCAAGGGTTTAGTTTCGCTGGAAAACAGTTAAATTTTAATGACCCACGAAGCAAATTGTTTTTTGACTATGTAAAAGCATTGGAGATATTAAAGCCAAAGTATTTCTTACTTGAAAATGTAAAGATGAAGAAGGAATACGAAGATGTAATCACACAACATTTGGGTGTCAAGCCTATAGAAATCAATTCTGCTTTGGTATCTGCACAGAATAGGAAAAGGCTTTATTGGACTAATATTCCAGGTGTTACTCAACCAGAGGATAAGGGGATAATGCTTAAAGATATAGTTCATGAAAATGTTGATTTTAAAACATGTTTATACAACCGAAAAACTGGATTAGGCAAAGAAATTGACAAATCCACTGCATTATGTGCTTCTGACTGGAGAGGTTTGAATAGGAATCAAAACCAAACGAGTGTAGTAGTGGAATTAGCCGAATATATAGTTCCGTTCGATAAAACGCTTCAGATATTAGATAAAGAAGTTGAAAAAGGCAAGGTCGGCTATTTCGGGAAAGACAGTCGAGGCAATAGAGTTTATTATATACATGATAAGGCTGTCACATTATGCGGTAATGCTGGTGGTGGAGCGGCGAAAATGGGGCAATACTTGTTTGGTTGTATTACTCCAGATAGGATCAATAAACGCCAAAATGGGCAAAGGTTTAATGATGGTAATAAGTTCTATACTTTAACAGCACAAGATAGGCATGGTGTGTTAGTTGAAGGATATATAAGAAAACTTACTCCTATCGAGTGTGAAAGGCTTCAAACTCTACCAGACAACTATACTGCTATAGGAATATTTGATGGAAAAGAAAAGCCAATATCCAAAACGCAAAGATATAAAATGCTTGGCGAAGGATGGACAGTAGATGTGATAGCCCACATACTTTCCTTCATACCAGAAACGTATTTGCACACTGTTGTAAGTTTATTTGATGGTATCTCTTGCGGGCAGGTTGCTCTTGAAAGAGCAGGAAAGATATACAAACAATATTATGCATCAGAAATTGACAAATACGCTATTGCAGTTACTCAAAAGAATTATCCCCACACTATGCAATTAGGTGATGTAACTAAGATTGATTGGGGGTCATTCAAAGATAGGGTTAATATGATTCAAATATATTAACAAGGAGGCAATAAGGGGAATTAACGAAAGAGGTGATTTTGCTTGAAACTCAATAGCAAGACAATTAAACTTGAATTCTTCACATCTCCCATATTGCTGAAAAATTTATCGGTTGAGGAACGCATGATTTTTCTTGGGATGATACTGCTTGCAGAAAACTCAGGTTGTCTTGAAGATGAGATGTTGGAGGTTAAGAGGGCCTTCTTCCCCCTTGACGACAAGCCATCACTTAAAGACATAGAGAAAACAAGAGATAAACTAATAGAAATCGGGGAGCTTATCAGGTATAAAATAGATAAGAAAAACTACTTATTCATCAGTAACATCGATAAATGGCAATCGAATAATCACTGCTCCCCTCCCTCTCTCCCACTTCCTTTTTGGGTGAAATGGGAGAGGTTTCCGAGCACAAAGTACAAAGGACGTTACTTGATTAACAAGGACTATATCGGCAAAGAGCCGCCCGAAGATATAAGCAAAGTGTGGCCGGAAGAAAAGCTCTTCGAGGAAGAAGAGATTTCTGCAGAGAAGCCAAAGTCATTACCAACTCCGCGGCCTGCGGTTAAACCCGAATATACACCTGAATTTGAGGATTTTTGGCAGGCATATCCACGTAAGATTGAAAAGAAGAGAGCATTTGCTGTGTGGAAAACAAGGCTGCGCGAAAAGTACAAGGCAGAGGACTTAATAAATGCGGCGTATAATTATGCAGCTTTATGCAAAATGCGTGGTACGGAGGAAGCGTACATCAAACATCCGGCAACATTCATAGGGCCTTCACTTGCTTTTGAGGAATTCATCGATGGCATCCCTGAGAATCTCAGGGTGCAGGCGGTAAAGAGCAAGAAAAAAAGCAATGTGGAGAAGGGTTTGGAGTTAGTAAAGCAGTTTGAGGAGGAAGAAAACGCTCCAAATAGCCCATTTTAATTCTAAGGCACCTAGAAGCCCTATAGAAAGCTTTTATATGCTTCTGAAGGCAATCACAAGGGCAACAAAAAACAAGCACCTTAAAAAGCAAATAAATGGAGGGTTTTCGCTTGGAAGCCACCAAAGCAGACATCGCAAAGATATTGACTATCATTTCTGCTGCGTGGCCACAGTTTGAGCCTTCTGCAGAAAAGGTTAATTTGTGGCATGAAATGCTAAGGGATATTCCAAAGCAGGTTTTAGCGGTAGCGGTTAAGCGTCTAATAGCAGAGAGAAGTTTTCCGCCTTCGATTTCAGACATTAGAAAGGAGGCCTCTTATTTATTAGACCCCGACAAGCAGACACCTGCCGAAGCGTGGGGGGTGGTGCAAAATGCAATCAGAAAATACGGATTTTATAGAGCGGTTGAAGGGGTCTCTTCCCTCCCCCCTAGAATCAAAAAGGTGGTTAACTGTATTGGGTGGACAAACCTATGCACGTCAGATAACATCTCAGTGCTTCGAGGACAGTTCATGAAAATGTATGAGCAAATACAAGAGGAGGAGGCGAAAGAGAGGTTGATGCCAAAGCAGTTAAGACGCGAAGTGTTAACGGGAAATCAATTAAAAATGATAGGAGGTAGTATTGATGAAGCGCAAGTGGACTAAAAAAGAGGCTAAAAAGTACATCCATATGGTAAACAGAATGATGATTCCATACGGTCTCACCTTCTGTTCAGCCTGTGACTTTCTTGGAATTTCGGTTAATACGACTAAGGCTTACAAAGATATGCGAGAAGCTCAGGGGAGGAGCCGCTAGAATGGTTGACTATATAGTCTTGTTAAGGGCAAGGGTGAAGCTTTATAGAGAACGACTTGAGGAGGAGGAGGAGCAGTTTTGGCAACTATTGAAGCAGGAGATCGAATCTTTTTAAGAGAGTTTAAAGAAGGTTATGAGGTCTTAGATATGGACTATAAACACAGGATAGCCATAGTGAGGTCACACTTGGCAGGGGTTAATAGGTATGTGCCTTTTCACCAAATCCTTTCAGTGAAGAAAAAGAGAATAAAGGAGACTGATATTGATGTTTAATCAAATTACTTTAGCTGGAAGATTAGGGCAAGAGCCGGAGTTGCGCTATACACAGAATGGTAAAGCCGTTGTAAATGGCACGCTTGCAGTTCCTCGTGGGAGGGATAAAGAAACTGATTGGATTCGTTTCACAGTTTGGGGCAAGACAGCAGAATTGCTTGCTACGTGGAGTGGTAAAGGGAAAAGGATTCTCATCAGCGGAGAGCTCCATATTGAGGAATACGAAGATAAAGACGGAAATAAGAGGTCTTATCCCAACGTAAATGTACAGAATGTACGTTTTATTGATTTTTCCGAAGATAAAGCTGAGGGCAATAAGACTGAAACCAAAAAGGATGATAACAAAAAAGTGAAGGAAGATGATGAAGTACCGTTTTAAGGAGTGATTGCAAATGTCAAGCTCTTATGTCCTTTCGCGGTGTTGGACGAAGGAAGAAGTTGATTTTATATTAGATAATTGGGACAAAATGACAAAACGAGAATTAGCAGTGAAGGCAGATCGTTCCCTCTCCACCATATATAGGGTTTGGGAAGTAACAGGTGGTAATAAAGTTGACAGGGAAGAAGCTCATAAGAAGTTCAAAGAGTATCTCGAAAACAATTATATGAGTTATATTACAAAAGAAGAGAAAGAAAAACTTGCCAAAAAAAGTGCATCATCTCCATACGAAAGATTGACACCGGAGCAGATAGAGGAATTTAAAAAACTATGGCCTTCTTTAACAGCCAAAGAGCTTGGCGAGAAGTTTGGCTTATCGAAAAGACAGGTTTATCATCTTTGCAAAAAATTAGATTTACCAAAGAAAATACCAAATAGAACGACCGATTATACACCTTTTAAGGAAAACAGGATTAAAAAGCTTCAGCAATTATTTAGTGATCTTGTTGCTGTTGGTAAACAAAACCTCTCAATATTGGAAGTTGGTAAAAAGTATGCTTTTGTAGAGGAAGCAGATAGAGTAGGATGGCAGGCTCTAGAAAGGGTTGGCAGGGTAATTGGAGATTATGACAGGTTTTATCTTGTGAAGATGGACAAGGGCTATATGGAGACCATGCACAAGCAGGCGCTTTATTGCGGTAATGTGCTGTTTCGAGAAGTTGATGAAACGTATAAGCCGGTTAATCGTTTCGGTATGGTTAGGGTGGGTGCGTCATAATGGCCAAAATAAACAGCCGGCAAAAAGGCAAGCGTGGCGAACGCGAGTTCGCTGCGCTCTGCCGGGAACATGGCTTCGAGGACGCAAGACGCGGTCAACAATTCAATGGGCTTGAAGGAGAAGATGTTGTGGGACTTCAAGGCATCCACATTGAAGTAAAAAGAGTTGAAGCCTTGAACGTGGAAAAAGCCCTGCAACAGAGTGAAAAAGACAGCAAGGAAGGTGATATTCCAATCGTTGCTCATAGACGAAACCGTGATACATGGAAGGTAACCATGAGGGCAAAAGATTGGTTTGATTTTTATAAAGCGTGGAGGTCAAAGAGAGATGACTGTTGAAGCATTAACTTTGCTCTATCGTGAAGCTGTCAACGCTTTGTCGGATAGAATGTGCATAGATGGATCGGATGAGTTTTGTGACAAGGCACTTAAGCCGGGAGATATTTTCCGCGAGTGCGCAAAGTGTTGGCATGGTTATCTTGTAGAGCTGGTAATTGAAAATAAACCTGAATTAGAAGAAGAGCTGAAGGGGATTGAATTTGATAAATTATAGGCTATTAAAATTGAAATGTGAAGAAGAATTAGCTGAAATCGAAGCTCTTATACATGACATCAAGAATCAGCTGCGTAACCTTGAAAAAGGCATCGAGCATATGCCGGGTGTTCCCGGCATGGGTGCAACAAATTTCGACAAGGTGGTGGTTAAAGGGGGATCGCCAAAAGGATTAGATGAGGTAGTCTGCAGATACTTGGATAAAGTGGAGGAATTGAAGAGTGCTTTGGAGCATTTAGAGCGGAAAAGGGAGGTCTTGCTCATTGCTTTGAGTAGGTTATAGGCATAAAAAAATAAGGGGCTTAAAGCCCCTTCTCTCTTATCTCTTTCCTAAGCTTTTCGATTAAAGCAGGAACGCCCTCAAGATTCTTCTGCTGCAGCTTCCTCCCATTTGCCTCTAAGGCATCTTCTGTATTCTGCCAAGCTTCTTGTGGTATTGGCGTTAATCCTCCCCCTCTCCAAGTAATCCCTCGAAAAAACGCATAGCCTGCGTCCTCTTCTCATCTAGGTATGCTTCAATCTTATCAATAATTAACTGTGTTACGTTCTCGAAGTAATCGCCTAACATATCGAGGATTGAGTTGCCGAGCTTAACTTTAATTCTTGTTATCGCTTCGTTCCGAATCATCTCTATTTCCTCTTCGGTAAGCTTGCCATCCTCAGAAGCCTCCTTGAGTTTGTTGACCACTTCTTGATCTAATGCATCAACAGTTTCTTGAACAGCAATGTTTAAGACTTCGTTAAGGCCTAAGAGTATCGTGTTTTTTGTTCTTTCTTTGATGAAGTTGTAAAGCGCCCTGCCAACGAAGGATAAGACAGCAAGCAGAACAGCTCCTAATGTAGGAAGTAAATAGGCATAAATTTGCTCTAACATATTAGTTCACTCCTATTCTTTCTCTAAATTTGTTCATGTCAAAGTTCTTCCCCGGACAAGACTTCTTAGTACCCTTAACTTCCCTGTGCCCTATCACCCTCTTTATCCGCATATTCTGCTTAATATCTTTGACCAACTCAACAGCAGTTTTCATCTGTGCATCTGTTGGTTTTTCAATATCGAAGTTGCCGACAAGACAAATACCGAATGAGTTGTAGTTAGCACCCGCTGCATGATAGCTCACATTAGAAATAGGATTGCACTTGTAGGCGTTGCCCTTCTTGTCTATGACATAGTGGTAGCCAATACCCGGCCACTTCAATGTCCCAACGTGATAGTTAGCGAAAGCCTCAGGAGAGCCTTCTTTGGTGGCTGAGTGGTGCATGACTATTTGATCAACATCTTCGATTTTGCGCTTCTTGTAGCTTTTATCAGGTCTTGTTTTGAGCTTACCGACCATGTCTATAATTTTCATCTTCTTGCCCCCAATCTTTATAAGATGACCAACCGCAAGAGCGGCAATAGAAAAGGCCATCCTTTAAGATGGCCCTTGCCCCACATATAGGGCAAACAATTTTCATTTGTAACACTCCCTACAGTTTCTGAAATAACCTGCCTAAGAGCAGCATGACTAAGCCTTGAATGAACGCACCAACCCATTTAATGATATTGAAATTGTATTCAAGTTTCAGCAGCCGCTCTTCGTGATCCTTTGTATCTTCAAGTGTTTGTAAGACGTTATCAAGCTTTGCTTCTATTCTTGCTAAGCGTTCGACTGCACTTTCGCCCACAGGGATCACCACCCCTCATTCATCATAAGCAATGCTTCTCTCAGTGTCTTTGCTTTATGAGGCGATCTGCCTGTGTCTTGCCCGATCTTCACAGCTAATCGTTCGGCTTCTTCTTCTAACTCGTTAGCTTTTGCTGTGTCACCTCTGTTGCGGTAAACAGCAGCCATTGTTCGTAACTCCCGAATACGTCTTTCGATTGCCTCTTCTACGTCATATTCGTATATTGAGCCTGCTATAGGCCTTATCATTCTTTCGATTTCCGTTCTCTCAGGATCTGTTGCTCTAATAATTTCAGCGGCCGGCCTGTATAGATTCATTGTAATGTATTTCAATATATCCCCGTATTGCTCTTCGGGTGTTGCCCTTTCTTGGTAAATAGGGCTTTGGTTAAAGAAGCTCCTATTCAGTGTCAATTCTATAGGCATCTTAATGAAGGGGCTAAGCTTTTCTGTAAGCGTACCCATAGGATCCGTGCCTAGCTGATTAACATCATCAATCGGTAGCCAATTGGCCACAGGGAAAAAGTGACCGCCCTCTTCATCTCCTGAGACCTGCATGGGGGCAGAAGATTTCAGCCAATCAGGCATATATGTGTCATCTGCCATGCCGCCTCTCATCTTGCTATAATTTTGAATTACTTGTTGAACCCCAGAGTACTTTCCGGGTTGTTGTGCAATATTCCTTAGTTGCAAGGGCAAGTTCTTACGAGCAAAGGTATAAAAGGGCATCGCGTAATCCCGAACACCCTTTTCAAAGTCTGTCAAATCACTATAATCAAACAGAAATTCGTTGACACTTCTTGCTGCATCAGTTGGATCAAGCCCCTGCTTTAGCTTGTTAATAAAATGGGCTAAGCGTGCATTGCCTTCAATTGCAGATCCGACATTCGCTCCCTTTTTAATAAGGAAAAACTCCGAGCTAAAAGGATTAAGCCTTCGCCACAAAGACGGTTTCCCAAGTTGCTTAGCTCCCTTTTCCAAGGTATCGAAATCTAACTTGTAAAAACCAACATCCAAAACACCTGTTTCCTCTGCCAAGCGCCTAATATCATCAAAACTAAGCCTGCTCCCTGTGCCGGTAACTATTGCACCTTTCTTCTTGCGCATTATATCCAAGGCCTGTTTGTAATCTTGAGGATTTATGACACCGGCAAGGAAGTTTTGCCAAAAGTTGCCCACCAAGTTTCGTGCATGATAGGAAGGAATGGCGTGGAGGGTTTGAGATTTCCACCAACTCGTTGCAGACCTTAGAGCTTTGGCAAGTCCGTTCAATTCCTTTGGAGCCTGCTTTTCAATGTACTGGGTGATAAACTCTGCTACTTCAGGTGTGAATTGCACGTCTTTTAAGATACCAAGATATGGATCATATCTTTTCGGCGTAATGTTATCGAGCAGCGAAAGGGCTTGTTTTTTATTGCCGCCTTTAACCGCCTCAACCAACTCTTTTACTGTATCAGCAACATTGCCTTTGGTTGCATGAATTACTTCAGAGCCAATGGTGACAAGGCTGTCGGGGTCCACATTGTAAAGCTGAACCAATCGTTGTACATCGTCTGCACTTTTTGCGCCATAACGCTTTATCATTTCTTGCAGGAATTCTGCGTTTGTAATAGCTTTTGCAGATTCTACCCTTCGCAGTGTTTCTGCGACAGCTGGGTCATCTATGAAGTACTTGCCAATACCTTTTTGGGTGCGAAATAGCTCATTAATATCTTTGATGGCCTTATCCTTAAACTTCCTGTCTTTCAGACTTTTATAGTTAACTGTCCACCTTGTCCGCGGAACATCATAGCCTGTTACGCCGCCTGCTTTTTTTATAGCTTCCTGCGTCTTAAAACGAGGAAAATATCGTAGTTGATTGCTGCCAAAGCGATCAACAGGAAGTCCTACCGCTCTTTCAGCTTCAAGTATTTCATCGTTTATTCGCCATATCTTTTCGGCAAACTCTTTAAGCGTTCGTTTCTTTTTGGTGCCTAATTTCAAATCATCTATCCTAAGCGCTATAGGCTGTCCGTATTGATCAAACTTAAAAGGCCGCTCTATTAAATCGGTTATTTCATCAACGCCTAAACCAGACAGCTCAGCAGCATCATCTACAAGCCTTCTTAACTCATCGTATTTTGCAAGTGCTTCACCAACTCTTTTCCTGCGTCTTGTATCAAAACGTCTGCTTAATTCCGCGGCCTCATCTACCATTTGATTGCCTGTTTTAGTGGAAAATAGCCTTCGGGCTGTTTGTCCAAGACGCGAAGAGCTTACTGCGCTACCTATATTTTCTAAGCCTTCAAGTGCCTTTACACCGGGGATAAGAGGCTCGCCTGCAAGAGTAATTAAAGCACGTTGCCCTTGTCTTGCCTGCTGCGAAAGCGTTGGCGCAAGAGCGTCATCACCATATTGAGCAATCAATCGTGCTACACGCGAACCCGGAGCAATGCCACTCTTTGCCTTCTTTGCGCTTGTGATAGTTTGGGCAGCTTTTCCTTTATCTGTTAGTGCCCCTACACCAAGATAAGAGAGAGGGTCAAACAGCATATCACCCGCAAGGCCCACACCAAAGCGAAGGGCCGGGTGCATATCTTTAGCCCATTCATTATTAACTTCTAAAACATCGACAAACCCAACCCTATCTTTGTCGCTTTTGGGGTTAAGACCTCTTTTCAGAGATTCAAGGCTTGGGTAGATAAGCTTGATTTCGCCGCTTTCTCTTGCTGCGCGATCCTTTTCAGCAACATCTCTTGCCATACTCATGATGGCGTTTCGCGGCCTGTCTAAAATATCTAAGACATTTAATATGCCGGATCCGATCGGTCTGAGAATCCTTGCAAGACCCCCGCCAAGGGTTTCCCAAAAACCCTTCTCCGTTTCGTCTCCTCTGCTTGTAGCGGGGGTCTCATAGCCGTGCATGGACAAGAGGGCCTCTCTCACTGTTGGCTCTGATTCTTCGCTTTTCTTTTGCTTCTTCTTTTTCTTTTTCTTCTCTTCCTCTTCATCGTCAGGGGCGTAACCGTGCATCCTTAAAAGCGCTTCTCTCATTGAACGTGCCAAGTGATCACCCCCCTTTAATGGGACATCGGTAAGTTAAACCCATGCTGCTGTAATTCTTTTTCGGTTATATTTAATGTTATATAGCGCTTTCTAAGTTCATCAAACTTGTTGCGTCTCTGTCGCGGATCCTTAATTGCTTTAAGCTGACCTATCATGTAATTGATAACCCTCTTGCGCATAGCAGGTTTTATGCTCTTTGGATCATATCCCTGAGCAAGCCAAAAACTATCAGGCTGCATTGCCAATTCGGACAAAGAGCCTTTTTTCATACGTTTTAGCGCATCGTCTATGACACCATTTGGATTTGATTGGCTTTTCGCCCAACGTTTATCCTTCTCCGTTTTATTGTTGGGATAACTAAAGTAAGACGGTAGCGAATTAATCCCCACGCCCTTTAGGTCATTCTTATACTGAGACAGCGCACTGTCCATCGCCTTGGAGGTTACTGTACCGCCGCCGCTGCTTCCACTGCTTCTACTACCTGAGCCGCCGCCGCTGCTTCCTCCCGATCGCCCGCTACTTGTTCCCATTAACTGTGTTGCTTTCCTTGTTTCTTCAGTTTGTGCTGTTAGTAAGTTAGTTCTTGCTTTGGTTTCTTCTATCTCAACCGCTATCTGCTCAAGCTGTGCTACAGCTACTGCGAGCTGCTGCTGTTTTACCTGTAAATCGGTTTTCGCTGCTTCAAAATCTAATCTTACGAGTTCTTTAGCGCCGCCAAGCGCCTGCATTGCATCGTATCTATCTTGCGCTTCTTTCAATTGGACTTCCGCTAATGCTACACGAGCCTTACCCTCTGCTAATTTTACTTCGTACTCTTGATCTATCCAACCAGTTTCTTTTTTTAGTTTAGCTATTTCAGCTTCGGTTTGATCTACAAGAAGCTTTGCTCTTTCGATCGTATATTCACTTGTTTCTTTCAATGTCTTATATTCAAGCTCTTCTCTATCCCTTTGTATTTGCATTTGCTCAGCTTCTAATCGCTTTCTTTCACTCTCATATTTAGCGTTATCTTCCCAATATGGACGTTCTGCTTCATGCTTAGCTATTTGCAAAGCTAATTCTTCTTCTTGCCTTTTTAATGTTTCGATCTGAGCATTAGTTTGATTGATTTGAGCACGCTTTTCCTCTAATTCGAGATTGACTTTTTCTTTGTGAACCGCTGCTTCTTCTCCTTTCATTTGGAGATCAAGCTCACCCAATCGAAGCTGCTGTTCACCAAGTTCGGTCTTTTGCCTCGTTTGCTCAAGTTTCTGTTCCTCATGTTCTTTAAGATAAGGCTTCTTTACATTTTGCTCATATATCCTATTTGCCATATCTTCCCATTGGAGCTTTGTAGTCTCCATCATAATCCGATCAAGGAGCTGCTGTCTTTGACGTTCGTAATCTTCTTCGGCATATTGCTTAGCTGTTTTCAAGCCATGAGCTAAAGCCCCCCAATCTAAACTGCCCATTTACATCACCCCTAAGGAGTTATATTAGGTATTTGTGGCATTTGAGGTAATTGAGGCGTCGGGAAGAAATAATCACGGCCAATTATAGCCGCAAGTTCAGCCAAGCTTCTTCTCTGTTCTGCGCCTTGCTGCTGCCTCAAGAGCCATTCATTATAAGCTGCTTGGTATGCCTGCTGTTGTTGTGGCGAAGCATAACCTGTCAACATTCTCAAAGCGTTATCCATTCCCTGCTGCCCCTGTGTTAAAGCTAACTGCAGGTTATAATTATCTTGATTCAGCTGTCTTTGAAAGTTTTCAAGCGCTATATCTCTTGCTACATCAGAAAGCGCCCTGTTGCGCCATTCGCCAAGCGTCATCTCGGCATTGGACATGATATTGCTGTTATACATCCCTCTTGCGTTCATGCTTTCAGCTAATGCACGCTGCTGTTGTTCATACTCTTGATTTATTCTGTCACGCATCCTATCATACATCTGTTGCTCTATCTGTGGATCAATAACCTGTTGCGGATTTTGTAACCTCTGCTGAAGAATTTCTTGTGCCTGTTGGCCAAGTTGACTATTTGCTTGTTGCGCAACCTGCTGATAAAGCTGATTCTCTAACTGCTGTTGTTGAGGGCTTTTTTGTTGCTGTGGTTGAGGTGCAGGTTCTTTTTTGTTGCCACTTACAAGAGCGCCTATGGTAGAAGCAATTGTCGCGATAGGCTTCACATTAGCTGCTACCCACGTAACACCTTTCGCTATTGCAGGAAGTGCACTCGCCATACTATCACCACCTTATTGCCTGCCTAGTAATCTCATTAACGCTTGAGCAAGCGGATTAGCGTTCTGCATATTGCCGCTAATAAGACTACTCAAAGGGTTTGCTGCCTGTAATACATTGTACATAGGCTGAATAACTCGATTAATTGGCGCTATCTGATTCGGCACATTCTGCATCAACCCGCGCTGTTGCCCCAAAATTTGCATTGCTGCGTTAGCCAAAGTAGGAATCTGCTGCTGTGGAGTTTGCTGCGGTTGAATTTGTGGAGCAACTGCATTGTTTGCTGCCGAGCCAAAGAGTGGGCTAAGCGCATTAGACATAGCTGATGCTTTCTGTTGATAGGACTGAGGGTTAAAAAGACCGCTTAAAGCACCGGCTAAAGCAGATGCGCCTTGTGTAGGCTGCTTCGGCCGAGCTTGAGAGCCAAGAGCGTTGTTTATAGCGTTACTGATACCGATAGCACCACCCATAATAGGGCTTGCCGCTTTAGCTATACCACCTAAAATACCGCTAACCGCTGAAGCCATATCAATCACCTTCGTTGAGGAGGCTTATTACAACTACATCTTTGTATTCGCCATCCCTAAATATTGCGTCTTTCTGCACGCCCTCAATTTGGAAGCCCATCTTAAGAGCGCAGCGAAGAGCGTTTTCGTTTTCTGCTAACACATGACCATAAATTCTATGAATACCCAATTCAAAAGCAAGAGCAATCATCTTGCTTGCCGCTACAATTCCATGTCCTTTGTTTTGATAAGGAGGTGCCACAGCTATACCAAGCTCAGCACGTTTATTTTCCAAATCAACATTGACTAAATCCACTTCGCCAATTGGCTTTCCTTTGTGTTCAATAACTTTAATCAACATTTTGTAATGGGGATTAGGAATATTGATAGTGATCAGATTATAAAACTCTTTATCCTGTGCCCACTTTGCAAAGAAGGCTTTATCTTCTTCGCGGAGGTCACGTAAGGTTACGTCTAACAAGCTGTCACCTCCTAATACTTAATGCAATAAAGCAGCGCCACGTTGCGTGGACGGGTTTCGGGGCCGCCGGTTTCTTGAGTAGTACCTGTCGTAGACGAAGATGATGTGCCGCTACTACCACCCAAGCCTGTTGTAACCGTGCCGGTTCGCCGGCTATACTGATGACTATGTGCCTTTATTTCATCTTCCTGCCAACTGCCAAATTGCCTTCCGGGGTCCACCCCTCTGCCATTATCCCAACCACGGATAAACTCACCGCGCAAGTCGGGTAAGTTAAATGTTGTAGACCCATCCCCTGCGCCAAAAGTCGTGCCAATCGCATCGAAAAGATTTTTATATTGTGTACGGTTAACCGCTCTACCATCGCAAACAAGCCATCCTGCAGGCGCTGTCGGCCTTGCGAAAGGCATTATTGCACCGGGGGGTATGGCACTTTCATATAAGTGTTCAGGTCTTATACTGCCAAGGGGCAAGCCTAAATCTTCTAAATGAGGCGCAACTATGCCCGATGACACCTTACCTTTCTCAAGCTGAACTCCATAAAACCAACTCAGCTGATCTTCTTTGAACATTTGGATGCAAAGCTCTAATAGATACTCACCCTCATTAGGCAAGTTTTCAAAAGTTCTTTCTATAAAACTTTCTTCCCCCAATAAACTATAAATAGAATCTACATAGCTTTTATCTCCAATCCTCGAAGATAAGTGTTGATGGGCTACACCGGTTTTGCCATAACTAGACAGGGTATATGGCGAAGATGTGTCAATTTTAGATAGGTCTACAAATTGAGATAAAATCACCCTCTTACTATCAAGCTTATTAGGATTCGCAAAAGTAATCCTCCCATTACCTTTTGTACCTGCAGGTTTCCACACCACCTGTAGGCTGCTATCATCTTTAGAGATATTCCAATCATCAAAATAGTAACCCTCGCTATCCGTTTCGCCACTATAAAGAGGGAGCATATAAACTTCCTTCGATTCAATGCCCGGAACGGTTTGAGATTCAGGTCTTGTATAGCCGCCAATCATATATAACCGAGGGAATTCTGATACACCGTAAAATGTGTCGCTCCCAAGTTTGGTTACCACACAAACCGAAGTAAAGTGAATTTTAAATGGCAAGTTAGCGAGATCTTCAAAAGTCTTGGTATCAAAATCATACGATATACAAGAATCAGCATGATCTGTTATATATCCATCTACTACCTCTTTAACTCCTCCGACAAAATATATTTTACTTCCATAAACACAATTAGCATTATAATAAGGCACGTCTTTATCATACGTCTCATTACTAACCAAAGATCCTGACGTGGTATATTTCAAGATTCTTTTAGCTAGCAAACAAAAAACATAAATATAGCCGCCATAATAAGCCACGCTATAAATATCTTCGTAAGGTATTTGCCATCCTTGAGACCAGCTATTCGTTGTAATATCGTAGATATAGCAGTACCTATTCCAAGTACGTGTTGAATCAAACCCCCCAAAAACATATATTTTATTACCAACTAACAACGATACAATTCGGTACAAACTTTTAGGCATCGGAGCCTTCTGTTGCCAAGAATCAGTATCAAGGTCATACTCCCAGCACTCATTTGTAATAGTACTTCCTCCTTTATACCCACCGAATAGATATACTTTGTTATCGGAACTCTTCTGGATGGAGAACAGAGATCTATTTAGATTCTCGTTTGGTATTTTACTCATCGTCTCCCAGGTAGCAGTTGGAGGATAGTATCTACATACAGCAGGTTGACCTGCAATACCTGTGTATCTAGTATAAAAAACGTAAATATACTCTTTGCCATCAACAGTAGCGGGAATAATCTGATGCGAAGCTCTAGAAGCGGGAGAACCACTTAATGAATGATTATTATCACTATAAGTCTGTATCCACCGGGTTTTATATTCTCTTCTTCTATCAATCCAAAAAGGGTTTCTTACTAGATTAAAACCCCTCATAACATTTTCTGTGAATTCATTGACATTAATGCCCTGTGCTGAAATCATCGTTGCGCCGGTTGGACTTCTGACAATAATATTTCCTTCATTCACGGTAATTCCATCTTTGTCTAATCTTACTCTTTCAGCTGTTCCCGATTTAACGATGATACCAGAAGCTCCTGCACCTACTTGATCCGTTACAGTTAATACCCCAGCCTTGATTTTATCAGCGCTCAAATCGCCTATTTTAGCCGATGTAATGGCCGCATCCCTGATATGGGCCTCATCTATGGAGGCTTCCGCTATCTTAACGCCCGTTATAGCTTTATCTTGTACGTGTTGGGTTTGAACAGCTTGTTCTCCTATGTGTTCGGATTCCACAGCTTTTGGTGCAATATTTGAGCTCCGTACACCAAACTGTGAAATCTCTCTTAATGGCCTGTCTGAGCTTTTCTTAACCGTGTAACTCAATTGTACCGCCTCCTCAGCGGTTTATCATCTATGTGAATCCCGTCAATCGTAGTTAAACCAAAGCCTACGCCTACATCAGAATAAGCCTCTACAACCACTTGAATCTTCTTGCCAATATAAGACGGAGGAAGGCTTATGTTCGCAGGCTCTGTGAGAGTAAAGATTTCAGGCATAAACTCTCCATCAATCTTAACAGATACATCCAAACACATACCCATTGGAATTCGAGCTTGAATAATAAGGCGGCGAAAGCGCTTCTCTATTTCAGGAAACTCTGTTAGAAATTCCTTAGTATCAAATCTTGCATATTGAACATTACGGGATTTGTCAAGCTTATAAAGTATCCCATCTTTTGCGCCATATAAATCCAAACCATCCGCCATCATGCTCTGCATATAGTCATCTTTCCTGTATGCCCAAGCCCCTCTTGTCAGGTCGTATATATAAACATCTACCCCATCTGATAGCCAATATTGAAAACCGTACATCAAACCGTACAGTAACGAAGGGTCGGCGTCTTTCAATACAGGTTTTATCGGTTCGCTAATAAGGGTTACCGAATCACTGCCCGCCATATAGATACCACGTTCTGTGAGAAAGATTAGTTGATCATCAATAACAGCAATCGTCTTTGGTGCAATACAGCCGGTTTCCCCCGACACCCTTACAAGTTGCCAATCGGTGGGAGAAGTACCTACAAGTTTCCACATCGTCTTGTTCTTGAAGATGACTACTTCGCCTAACTGCGGTGCAAGGCCTGTAATCTTAGTGCCGTCATTCGTAGCTACTTCAATCACGTTAGGAATATTCGTTTCAGGGTCTTTCCATTCGGTTTCGTCACCAAGGTTGCTGTAGTATAACCAAGACGGGTTTTCAAGTTCGCCTGCGAGGAAAAGCCTGTTTTCTTGCAGACAAATAAAAGTGCAGCCATGCGGAGTTTCGTTTATTTCTGTAACTGTTTCGCCATCGTAGCAAAGAAGTTTGCTTGTGTTAGTGGCAATAAAGCACTTATCACGCCAAGTAGCAAAATTAGCAATAGAAGGTGCAACAGCAAAAGTGTAAACACTTTCAATGCCATCTGTAACATCATAAACATACTTGCCCGCTACAATTACAAACCGCTCTGCTCCACTTTTGCGTTTGAATTTATATATAGCAATTGGCGTAGTTCCTAAGATTTTATACTCTGTGAAGTCTTTGGCCACAGATACAGTAGGCCCAGGGCCGAGATCAAAGCCCTCCATATATGGAGATTGATTGTCGGCTATCTTGTCTTTCGGAGAATCGAGATTAAGACCACCGGCAAGGTCAAGCAAACGGATCATGTAATCACCACGCTTTTCGGGTGTTGATATTCAACAAAAATAGTGCCGCTATATCTCTCTATAGTGCTTCTTCCTGCGGCGCCCATTCCTCGCTATTCAACAAATCGCTAAATTCTTCTGATGGTGCTGTGTAGATGGTTACCTCAGGATTGGTTTCTGCATCGGGCACAAGCACCTTGGCGTATTCCAAATGCACCAAAGCCTTTGTTTTGTCTACCGATTTCCGCCATCTGTCAACGTTAAAACCTGCGTTCTGCCAAAAACTTATTAATGCTATTGCGAATTTCATAGTCTCCACCTCGTTTTTTCAATTTCGTAGTTGTAGCGGATTTCGGCAGGGGTGAGGGCTTTTGTATAAAGACGCACGGAACAAAAGGTTCCGTTCATAGGTCTTACGCTGCTACCATACCTTCCGCTTCCAATACTTAGTAGACCATCTCCTAAGATAGATTCTTCTCTCGAAAAACTCCCTACGAATTCTCCATCTACATAACCACTAAAAATAGAGTCTTTGAACACCAACCAAACATTATGGAAGCGTCCATCCAACAAATTTGGGGAATAGGTAAAAGGAGCATCTATACGGTTACTATCCACACTAAATATGGATAGCCTGTACCCTCTCTGTTCGTCTGTTATGTACAATATCCACTTTCCTTCCACCCCAGCTATTCTCGGAAAAGTTGTGTAGGATATGATTTTAAATGTAACTTCTAACGATAATTCGGATAGGGAGGTAGGAATATTTGATGTTATAGTGTCATCAACCCCATCAAACTTTAACCCTTCTCCATACCCACTCCCCTCCGTATAAGCGAAATTCTGAAGATCCCCGTGGTTTCCATTTCCACTTAAATCTACCGCTACACCCCTATTAATATCTTGGTTAGTCCTACCTTTAAAATCATACCAAAGCACCAAACCGTCCCTAATCGGTGTAGGATATACAATATCTTCTCCTTGATAAGCTCGGACTATTTCTTTTTCACTTAAAGTTAAAGTCATTCCCCTTAAGATCAAATCATCCCTAATAGGTGTAGGATATACAATATCTTCTCCTTGATAAGCTCGGACTATTTCTTTTTCGCCTAAAGTTAAAGTCATTCCACTTCACCCTCTTCTACCTCCTTGATTAGGTACAAGGTGTTAGGGTCTTTGGGATCTATTTGTTCATACTCATTGAGGGTACCAGTCCAAATTTTTATAACCGTCATTCCATCAATTTTTTGTGTTATCTTTTTCAAAAATTCAACTATATGCATCAATATTCACTCCCTCTAGCCGCTCTAACGGTTATAACCGGCTTTGGCGAACGGCTAACAATTCTCCTGCGTGCCTGTTCACACTTATTCACGTAGTCATTATGATATGCCATAAGCACATCAAGCGGTGTATCATCCTTTTGCTTACACATCAGACGCGCATATAAAACAACAAGCGGCTGCAAATACTCAGACAGACCGCAGTCATCTTCATCATTAAGAAGCATAGGCGGGGAAGTTACGCCCCACAGCTTGATTTCTATTGATTCAGCAGGTTTAGGATATAGTACCAAATACCTGCCGTATTGGAAGAAATTAGTAGGTGTTCCTGCAGTTTCTTCCCACCCCGGAACATCCTCATCAAGTACTTCGGGACTAACAACAGAAAGTTTTCTGCCACCAACAGACACCTTCTTCACACGGATCAAATCATCGGGTAGTGGTACTTCCAAAGTGTTTGCTTCAACTTCCACTATTTTTGAGCCAATCACAGCTTCTGTTCTATCAGCTACATCACGAATACCTTCGTTGATATTGTAGTCAATCTCTTCATTCGAGAAAAAACCGGGGCCGGGTTCTGCTAACAGAACCCATACCCGGTCTCTCAATTCGGCAAGTGTCATAACTACTCACCTTCTTTATCATGTACCCTCATATGAGCACGTAAGCCCGCTTCAGAACTAAACATCTTACCACATTCTTGACACATGAATCCTTCAGGTTCTGCCTTCTTCTCTACAACAGGCTGCGCTACTTTAGTCTCGAAAAAGTCTCTGCCAAAAACAGGATGATTACGAAGGAACTGTAATTCTTTTTCATCATCAGTTTCGTAAACACCATTAGAAAACTTGATCGCTTTGCCGGGCATCAGAAATGGAACACCCTCTACAATCTGCCTGCGCATAGGCTTCATGACAAGCCTAAGATTTTTGCTAGGCGAAATAAATCTTGCCATTAAATAATACCCTCCTTAATCATCAAAATTCATTTCATCTTCATTATTAAAATAACAGAGGGGGTCAAAGCCCCCTCCGATTTATCCGGTTATGCCATAGATTAGACCGTGACGCTCTACCTGCCTAAACTCAAGACCCGCGTCTGTCATATACATATCCTTCCAACCGTCAAGGTCGGGGTCTTGGATATTTGTCTCAAGCTGAGTATCCCGGCCATTAAGTGGACGATACTTCAAGCACTCCATATCAAGCAGCACGCCATAGCCGCCATACTCACCCTTAAAGAGAGGATGAGGGATAATCTTCACGATTCCATGCGGACTTACATAGGTACCGACACGAATACCAAAAGTTTTGCTAGAAGTGTCCTGAGATTGCTCAATCTGCAGTTTGCCATAAGCCCAACCGCTAATGATAGAAAGCAAGAGCGGAGAGCAGAACAAATATTTTGTGTCAGAGCCATAGTAAAAGGCATCCTGCAAGAATCCTTTATCGAATTCATCCTGCGTCAATTCGCCTGTTCCGCCATCAGCCTGCATATTCACCTTAGTTGGGCAGTTAGCAAGCCAACGAAGCACACCACGAGTTGTAGTCCGCTGTTTGCCTGTGGAAGTATCTGAAGCCTTTTCACCAAACCAAAATGCTTTTTCAAGTTTGACTTGGTGCTCAATACCTTTCAGCTTGCGCTGATGGTTTTTGTCAGGGCCTCCATATAGCTTCACAGCATCAAGACGGCCGGAGCCTTCCACGGCAGTCTTAAAAAGCTGTACGTAGTTAGACTTTGTGACAGGCTCTACCCGTTTTGCGTCAGGAGACTTGGAATAATCTAGCTGTGCATCGCCAATTCTGTGAAGGGCTGCGTCCTTAGCAATGTTTGCAGGTGTAGTACCAGCCCATCCACGGGTAACTGTAATGCTCTTATCGCCCTCTTCGTTGGTAACTTCTTTAACAAGCACTAGCTCACCGGTAGAAGGAATCTCAACGATATCGTCAGGGCTGAAGATATCAGGGTTAGAAACAGGAATCTTTGCAGGATGATTTCCGCCACTTGCTGCAACAGCGGAAGTTACTGTATCCCACATTTCGATATCGCCCTGCTCTAGCCACTTAAACTCCACATCGTAAGCGGTTTCTTTCGCCAATCTTTGCAGTAACACCACAAGGGGTGATTCACTTGGACGAAGCAAGTGAATGGTATTCGACATATCGACTATTCTGCGATCTTGATTAATATCAATAACTGTATGTGCCATCTATAATCATTCCTTACAGATCGGCAAAGCCTCCTGTACCTGCACCTAAAATGCCTTCTATAATTTGTTGCTCAGGAGTTTTTGCCGAGTTAGTTTTTGCTTGCGAACCTTCGGAAAAAGCTCCTTTTTTGGCTTGAATGTTCGCGTATGCTTCATTGCGGCCTGCTTCTTTTGCTTGCTGCACTGCTTGCTGTGCCATGTCGGCCTTTACTATCTTGTAGATAGCTTCAAAGCTCTGCTCGATAGAGGGGAAAGCTTGCATAATCGAAGGATTGGATTGTAGATATGCAGTCATTTTATCCTCAAGTTGATTAAAATCCTCATATTTACTTTGAAGCTTTGATACTGCACTATCAATGTTTCTTACCAGCATATCTTGATAGATTGGCTGCAATTGCTCTTTTTGAGTGCTTTCCATCACAGCTTGCAGTGCGCCAATAGGATCCTCAACAAATGCATTTAAAAATTGCCGCTTTAATTCGTTGGGATCATACTGTTCTTGTTGTTGAGGGTACTGCTGTTGAGCTTGCATCATTTCCTGCTGTTGCCTATACTGTGCAAGCTCTTGTGAGCGTCTTGTAAGCTCTGCCTCAGCATTGAAATATGCCTTTTGAGCTTCTTCAAGCGACTTAAACTTGCCGAAGATTAACTCTTGTCCTTCTTCAGGGGAGCCATCTTCCTGCGTGTTAGAGAAGGTTTCTTCTGCGGCCCCTTCCGAACCTTGTCCGCCTTCGGCATCTGCAGATTCATCTATGCCGGCAAAAATGTCATCAGCAGAGGCGCCTCCATCCTCGTCAGCAAAAAGCTGCAGGTCGAAGAACGGGGATTCGTACTTAGGGTTGTCGCATTTAGTAACCATAGTTTTTACCTGCCTTTCTTAAGTTTCTTTTTTAAGTTCGCGTTTACCATCTTCAATCAATCGATTAATTTCTCCAAACACCCCCTCTACCATCTTAAATCTTTCCTGAAGCCTAATTACTTCGCATATATCAGTGAAGTTTTTGCTGCATAATTCTGCTTGAGCACGATTTTTTTTGTGTTCTAGGTAATCATTAATATATTGCCAACCCGGAGATTCAAGAAGTGACATAAGATCTTGCATGACTTGAACCTTTTTATAATCAATCTCACTCAAGAGCAGGCCCTCCTTCCGGCGGCATTAAAGCAGGATCGATAGGCAACGGCTCACCCTCAGGAGCCATCTGTGCCGGTGGTAGCTCTTGTCCCTCTATAGGCGGTATATCCGGTGGTATCTGCGGCATTGGCTCGCCTGCACCCTGCTGCTGCGGCATCATCTGCATTGGATTGATTAACCTTGACTGCTCTTTAACATCGAAGGCATCGAAGATAATCTTCAAAAATTCTTGCTGATTTATAATCGGGTGCTGCCCGATTGTATTATAAAGGTTAATCAACTGATTCTGCCTTGAAAACTTATTAGCAATCGGATCAACACTTGAACCTACAGGAATTAAATCAAAATCGCCGCCTATTTCTTCGGGAGAAATCTCTTGGAACATTTCTCCTTCTGCACCAACCACACGAATAAGCCGCGTCCTATCAACAAATTGTTGATTCAGTTGAATCATAAAGCGGCCAAGGTCACGCAAGCCCATAATCTCTATTGTGCGGATTTTCTGCTTAAAGCGCATATTAGCAGCTTCCTGCAGACTTGTAACCGTTGTTGCCGTTTCAGCACGTGAAGGTGTAGCTCCCTTTACATAGTCAAATACACCCAAAACATTTTGAATTTGGTTTTCCATAAGCCCCAACATATTAAAAGCTGAGCCTGTGTTATCAGAAAACACCACTTCTCGTAAATCATTATGTATATCCTCAGCCCATATCACGTGCCCCGGTTTAACTGTTAGCTGCGTTGGATCGATATCAGCTTCTTTATTCGCAACCCAAACTTTGTTAATAGACAAGTTAATATTGTCCATGATTTGGTTTACAAAATCGTTATAGGCATACTGAAGATACTCAATCGGTTCTACTTCGCCAATGCCATAAAACTCATGTGGTACAGGCACGTCCACTATGCTTATAAAGGGCTTTCTGCGATGGTAATAGGGATTTTTAGCGTCACGAATTACCACCTGCTGTTCAACAACCGTAATTACCCTATCATCTGTCCAATACTCTAAGACTTCAAGCTTTTTACCCGAAGTGCCACCGCCAAGACCTATATCAGATATACGCTCATTACTTGTGATAGTACCCGAAGCTGTTAATTCTTCAAGCTTATCTATATTCTCGTAGATACCGTTTTCGGCCTGCTTTTTAAGATAGCTCATAGAGCGGTAAAAGCGATGTATGCAGAAAGCAGCTTCGTCTATCGTTGTAGCATCAGGGTCAATAAAGAAGTCAAATAAATCGATTGGCTCGAAATCGGGGTCATCGTAAAATACAGTCTGCTCTTCTTTAGTGGTTTCGCCAAACTTAACGCCAAAAATCTCAAGCCGGGGAACCCTTACTATTCTCGGTCTTGTCTCGAATCTCCATCCTACTTTTCCAACGGCGGTACCGTAAATAAGACATTCGCGAATCCAATTGTTAAACTTGCGAACAATGTTCATTTTGTCTACAAGCTGATAATCGATTAATGTCTCCATTACCCTCGCATTGTCAACATCTTGCGGTTCTCTAGGGAGTACAGCCAAGTACGGTCTGCTTGCGAAGATAGCTTCAACAAGACGAGGTAAAACAGTTTCGATAGCAGCGAACACCAACGGAATGAATAAATTAGAAAGCCCATCACTTCTATTTTCAACATAGCTTCTGTAAAGCTCATAATATCTTTTCCATTTATCTTCCCGCGGCTGTCTTGCCTCTTGTGCTCTTTTAAAGTCCTCAACAACTATCTCCAAAGGGTCTTTCTTTTCTTCGGCCAATCATCTCACCTCCCGGTATATGGATTTACGGGCCTTCTGACGGGTGATTTCTTTTGTGTGAAGTGCCTCATTCTTGCAGATACCATGTAGCGAAGGGCATCGTAGAGGTGATCTTCGCCTTTAGTGTCTACGTCCTCAGGTTTTGATTTATCATAAACCAAAGCAGGAAGAGTGCGGATTAAGTGAATACAGTTCTCGAAAATAAACAAGGAGGGCTTGCCATCATCTTTGATTTTCAGTTTTTCGTGTATATAGTTCTTGCCTTGAATCCTGTCATTGTAGCCCCTTTCAAACTTTGCTCCGCCTTCTTTTAGTAAGTCTGCTATGGTTTCTCCTTTGTAGCCATGCTTAGAGAAACAAGCAGGATCGGCCACAGACTTTCTGTATTTCTCAAACCTGCTTAGCTTTGCGATTTCCTTACCAACTTCTTTGGCATCTAACTTTATCCCTGTGTCGTATCTGCCTTTTTCGCAGCCATAAAACTCGCGGTAAATATAAATATTTTCATCTCCGTCTACAGCGCCCCAAAGCACCGCAAAGGGTTTAGAATAGCCCCAATCAAGCGATCTGTATCTTGTCCAATTCTTAGGTATCGAAAAAGGTTTAACAACGTGCAGGTCACGATTAAATTCCTTGAAGGCTTGTCCTGCAAACACATCCCAATCACCATATAAAAGAGCACGTTTGCTGTCCTCATCCAAAGATTCAAGACGCCTAATATATCCGGGGTCTGCCTCCATCAAATAAGGATTGTCATAAACTGTTGCCGGAATAAAGCATCTTGTCAGTCCTTCATCAGTTGTCCAAACAGTCTCAGGCGGTGCAGGGTCAATAAAATACTTTTTCACCCAAGCGTGTCCAATTCCACCGGGGTTAGTGGCTGCACGCATCCTCGGCCAAACACCTTCTACGGTTGAACGAAGTCTTGATAGCATATATGTATACTGAAATTCTGTAAAATGAGTAAGCTCATCAAAGCCGATAAAGCCATATTCTGCTGATTGATATTTAGTTACATCGTTTTCATTCTCGCAGTAGCCAAAATCTATGATAGAGCCATTGACAAATGTCCACCGTTTCTTGCCATCATTATAGCGGCCAAGGTCTTTTGGTATTATTTGGAGCGAAGTATGAATAAGAGATTTCTCAAGCTCTGGATAAGTCCGGCGCATAAGCAGGCATCTGTTACCGGGAACCTCCAAAGCCTCTACGATAGCCTCCATAAGGAGGGCCATGCTTTTGCCTCCGCCTGCACTTCCGCCAAACAGCACTTCATCAGCAGGGCAGCTATGAAATTTAGCTTGCTTTTCTGTAGGAGTGTAGTCAATAGTGAAACTACGCATTTTCAGCGTCCTTCGCTTCAGGTCGCTGTGGCCTTGGTATGCCCTCGAATTTCACGGTCATTGCTGTTTGTCCTGTAACCTCAAGACGCTGTCTTATCTTGTCTTTCAACTCAAAGAAAAGCCTAATAGCGTTCGTATCTCGCTGCATCCTGTCCACTAAGCACTTCCAAGCATAAGCGAGATGCATATCGGTGTTCTTGTCGATGAGACCGCTAACATAGCCCATAAAGTCTTGATTGTTCATCCATGCATAAAGCGTCTTTGGTGTTACACCGACTTCTCTAGCACGTTCCGCCATCGTCATCTTGTTGTTGGGATCGGCAAGCATCATTGCAAACTGCTGTTGTTGCGGTGTAGGTATATATGCCATACTGCCACCTCCTAAAAACTTTCTATCTGCGACACAATTTCATCAACATCCGCTAAAACATCTTCAAGCTCCATACTTGCATCTATCTCATAAATAACGTCATAAAAGGTGTCTGCAATTTTCTCAATCTGCTTTTCGCTTTCATGCTCAAACATTTCATAGTCAATAGCACCATCTCTTTGCACAAGGCGCTCTTTGTAAACCTCATAAGGGCAATTAAGGTATATCAGCACCCAACCTTTTTTCTTGTAATGCTCTGCTTCGTTCAAAAACCGTATATCGTCAATCACAAATTTGTCTTTGCCCGACATCTTCTGCATATCATCCATAAACTCGTCTGCAACACGAATCCATACGTTTGGTTCAATTTCACGCATCTTTGTACCTATTTCTTGCAGAATCTTTCTATTTCGAGGGGTTTTGCGGCTAGGGTCTATGCCAAAAATTGCATTAGCTATATGTTTAACGCCTAACGATAGCGAAACGGGGGTGTAACCATACTTTTCGCTGAGGTACTTTGCGATTGTCGTCTTGCCTGCCCCTGCATGGCCAATCAGGGCGACATTTCTCATTTTTTCGTCCTCCCGTACCAATTGATGATATAATCACAAGCACCTACAAAAGAATCACAAATCTTTGTTGCATGATATTTAAGCCAATAAGAGTTACACCAATCAGTAACTACAATAACGGGTTTATTCCAAAGCCGCGCATAGACAATTTCCATATCAGTACCGGTATAAGGCCGGTTTTTGTCCATGTATTCCACCAAGATAACATCAGACCGCTTAATATCGTCCAAATCTCGGTGAACAATTTCATTAGGCTCATAATCATAAAACTTATCTTCCTCCTTCCCACGAAGAGGATTAAGCACGTCTATGTCATAAAGAGCTAAAATATCAGTTACTTTCTTCCTCCAACCGTTCGCTTCTTCAAGGGTTTTGCCATTAATAGCGCCTGCAAGATAAACTAACACAGTCATTCCTCCTAAAAAATTAATTTATCAATCACAACGCCTGCATTTCGCAGATCATCAAAGGTAAATGTCAAAAAATCCTGTCCTTTTTTGTTCCTTCTGCGCTTATAATTAAGCTCATTACGGGCTAAAGCTAACAAAAGACCCGTTGTGTTAATCACAATATAGTCTAAAAATATGTCTTGCAGCTCATCGTAGTACCCATATAAAAAAAGCCCGGCGGTTATCTTGTATAACTCACTAGGCTGCTCTGTGGCGTGGTTGAATTCCGTTATTGTTATGTCTTTGTACTTGGCATATTCGGGTCTACGAAATCTTTCTTGGACGGTTATCGAGAGAGGAAAACGCAAATCTTTAATTTTACACTTAACAATTCTATCTATTCCCAATTTCCCATCGAGAATCCTGTCTCTTTCGCTCATGTCAAACAGAATGTCCTCGAAATCCAACTCGTTTCTATCACAATTTAACACTTTTGGGTAGATTAATCGTCTTGCTGCAAGGTGGGCTGCGTTTGAGAAGTCTCCGTTTTCTGCTTCGTACTTTGTTCGCAAAGGCATCCCTCCTTGCTGTTAAGCGATTTAACGTATTGTTTTTCCAATAATCTCTTTCCGGCTCCTATCCAACTCGCGCCTTGGCTATTTCCACGTATTCCGCCTCTCGCTCAATACCGATGTATTGAAACCCCTCACGCTTTGCCGCTACAAGCGTTGATCCGCTGCCTGCGAACGGATCAAGCACGATTCCGTCAGGCGGCGTGACCAATCGAACAAGCCACGCCATAAGATCGGTCGGTTTAACCGTCGGATGCGTATTTCTTGCACTAGTCGTTCGGTTTTCGGCATGTCGAAGCGGTGCTTCTTTTTCTAAAATCCGTTCCGGAAGCGTAATTTCTTCCCCGCGCCAATCACTATTCCGGTCCTTCTTCGATGCCTTTTTCGATAGTTCAGGCGGTGTAATGTTGCAGTATTTCGACCAAAATGCATCTGTCTCGGTTGTGACGATGTTGGCGGGGAAACGGCCTTTCACAGTAGTATTTGGATTGTTCGGTTTATAATTATCCCCAACATAATTGCCTTGACCTGGACGAATTCCCTTTGGAGAATATACCAATTCTTCATTCCCCACTCTACACCCATCAATGTTCAGCGCACCCGTCCCCCACCGCTCCACGTTGTCCGCTACGGTCCCGCCGAGCGGCTTTCTCGCCATAATAATCGGCTCATGTGCGGGCTTTAATGCGGTTCCCCATCCGTCCCACTTGCGTGCAAGTTCGGTTGCTGAGGCGGTTATTTCAATTTCACCCGCCTTAAATCCGCCATACTTCGAGTAAGTCTCTCCGCCTTTCTTCCCGATTCCCCTGCCCTTACCGATAACCTCCCGCTCCGCCCCTGCCCGCTTATCGAACGCCTTGCCTACGTCCAATGATTTGGGGAAGCCGGAGAAGTACAACCACTCAATAACATCCCGTATCTCAAACCCTGCCAACCGCAAGCTAATCGTCATCAAGTCCTGCGTCCGTGTCCCCGCAAACACCAACGCATGGCCGCCCGGCCTCAAAACACGATACACCTCTCGCCAAATGGACGGCCCCGGCACGAACGAATCCCACGTCTTGCCCATAAACCCGCCTCCGCGGTGTTCGTAATCTTCGCCAGCCATCCATTTCGTCAACACTTCCTCGATGTCCGGCTCTTTTGATAGACCATACGGCGGATCAGTTACCACGCTGTCTATGCTGTTGTCTGGTAGTTCGCGTAAAACATCGATGCAATCACCAAGTATTACGACATTTGTTTCCACGTGCATCACCCCACAACAAAAAAAGCCGCCCATAACCCAAAAAATCATATATGGCGTGTATCATTTCAAAGATAATCATAACAAAGGCAGCGTACAAAAAAACAGCACGCTGCCCCGAAGAAAGGAAGGAAGGAGGTGATTAAGGTGTGGCTATCAATGAAAAAAGGCCCGCAGGTTGCGCATCGTTGAGAGGCTTGCAGGAACTGTTCATTCTTTGATAAACTCTTCTTTCGGCTTGAAATAATAATGTCCGCCCGAATCGTATCGTTCTATCAACGAACCCCAAAGCCATGATCTTTTTAGCACATTGATAATATCCTCATTACCTGACCATCCGCCTGTATGGTAACCCCAAACATCTTTGGTTTCACCGCGTACTTCAACACGTTCAGGCCCGCAATAATCAGGGTAGACGTTCTCCTTGACTGCTTCATAAAAAACATTTACAGCCCTTTTCCATTCATCTGCTGATTTAACACTCTTTAGCGCTTCTTCAAGACGTTCTAACGATTCTTCTGTCGGGTAACCATCTTCATGCCATTCAATAATTGACATTAGCGGACACCACCCTGCGTTGGTTAAAAGAAACTCTGCCGGGAGGAGGAGAACCCGGCAGAAATTTGGAGACACCTTTGCTTGTCTATATTATATCATAGAATAGCTCGAAAACATCAAGTTTCTTGCATCGAAATTTTTCAGGTTCGGCGTCTGAGATATATCACTATCACGTATCACCTCCTCCTTAGACACTTTCTATATCAACAGACCCCATACTACTACACCCCGATTATATCATGTATACCTCCGAAACATCAATATTACGTGAAACGCAACACTTTTATTTGTGTTATAATATTTTTGAGCACATATCCTAAATTTGCACAAAAACGCCCCTAGAATCGTTTTTCTTTTCTTCTAGGTATAAATACCCTACTTGAATATAAAAAACGATTGTAGGCCCCTTTTTGTGGCTCAGAGGGCCATTTCCGTTTTGTAGATATACCCC